TATTTTCAAAGTGCTGTCAAAAGCTGCTCTCAAGGAGGTGTACGTGGAGGAGCTGCAACTGTTTATTTACCGGTTTGGCATTATGAGTTTGAGGATTTGGTAGTATTAAAAAACAATAAAGGTGTCGAAGAAACAAGAGTCAGACATATGGATTATTGTTTTCAATTTAATAAACTTATGTATGAAAGATTATTACAAGGTGGTAATATTACCTTCTTTGACCCAAACGATGTACCAGGTTTATATGAATCTTTCTTTGCAGACCAAGACAAATTTAAAGAGTTATACGAAAAATATGAAAGAGCTCATAGTATCAGAAAGAAAACATTGCCGGCATTAGATGTATTTCAAATGTTCTTAACTGAAAGAAAAGACACAGGTAGAATATACTTAATGAATGTTGACCATGCAAATGAACATGGCTCATTTAATCCTAAAAAGGCTCCTATTCATATGAGTAACCTTTGTTGCGAAATTGATTTACCAACAACCCCATTATCTAGCCATGACAATACAGATGGAGAAATATCCTTATGTACCTTATCGGCCATTAACTGGGGTTTAATAAATGAACCATCTGAATTCGAAGAATATTGTGACCTTACTGTTCGTGCACTTGATGAACTTTTAGATTATCAAGGTTATCCAATACCAGCTGCAGAGCAAGGTACTTTATCCAGACGACCTTTGGGTGTAGGAATCATTAACCTTGCCTATTTCTTAGCCAAAAGAGGACTCAAATATGACGAATCTGCCTATGATATTGTTGACCAATACGCAGAAGCATGGTCATATTATTTAATAAAAAGTTCAGCAAATTTGGCTATTGAGAAAGGAAAAGTGATATATAATAATGATACGAAATATTCTAAAGGAATACTTCCTATCGATACTTATAAAAAAGAGGCTATAGATAATTTAATAGAGCCTAGAGAACTGTGCAATTGGGAAGGGTTAAGAGAACAACTCAGAGAAAATGGCATTCGTAACTCTACTCTCATGGCATTAATGCCAGCTGAAACAAGTGCTCAGATAAGTAATAGTACGAATGGTATTGAACCACCAAGAGCATTGGTATCGTACAAACAGAGTAAAGATGGAGTGATGGCTCAGGTTGTGCCTGGTTATCATCATCTGAAAAATAAATATGATTTGCTGTGGGACCAAAAATCCCCAGAAGGTTATCTTGCGATATGTGGTATATTACAAAAATATATTGACCAAGGTATATCAGTTAATACATCATATAATCCAGAACATTACGAGGACCATAAGGTTCCTATGTCTGCGATGCTCTCTGACCTTGTTACTGCTTATAAGTATGGTTTAAAACAATTATACTATTTCAATACATATGATGGTGCTGGTGAAATGAAAGATGATGACCATCACCCATATTATACAGGAACCGAACAACCAATTGAGGACGATGAAGATTGCGATTCATGCAAAATTTAAAAGATAAAATAAACAAAAGAATGGACATCCTACAAGATTGGATGGAACAAGATTATCACATGAAACGACCCGAAGTTGTTTATGACCATACCTTAACAATAAGTAAATTTTGGTCTGTATTATCTGAAGAAGATAAAGAATACATACAATGTGCGCAAGACGCAATAGAAACTAAATCAAATATTTCCTGGAGACCAGATGTCAGTACTAAAGAAGAATAAAAAATCACATTTAACGAGGAATATGTTTTTTGATGATTCTGTTGATATCGCTCGTTATGACCAGGTAAAATATCCACAAATAGAAAAAATTACAGATAAACAACTAGGATTTTTTTGGAGACCGGAAGAAGTTGATGTATCTAAAGATAAAAAGGATTTTCATGAACTCACGGAACACGAACAGCACATATTCACGTCTAATCTCAAAAGGCAAATATTATTGGACTCTGTTCAAGGTCGGGCCCCGAACATTGCTTTCCTTCCTATCTGTTCGTTACCCGAGATTGAAAATTGGATTGAGACGTGGTCTTTTTTTGAAACAATTCATTCAAGGTCTTACACCCATATTATTAGGAATATTTATCCTGACCCTGGTAAAATTTTTGATGAAATGTTAGATGTAAAACAAATATTAGAATGTGGTAATGATATTGCTTACTATTACGATGATTTAATCCAAAATAATAACTATGCGACAAATAAAAAGGAACACAAAAGGTCCTTATATATGTGTTTAATGAGTGCGAATGCTTTAGAAGGTATTAGGTTCTATGTTTCATTTGCATGTTCTTGGGCATTTGCTGAATTGAAAAAGATGGAAGGTAATGCAAAGATTATTAAATTTATTGCAAGAGACGAAAATACACATTTGGCCGGCACAACTGTTATGATAAAAAGATTATTGGAAGAGGACCCACAAATTGCAAAAATAGCAAAAGAGGAAGAGGAACATGCAACCAATTTGTTTATTAAAGTTATTGAACAAGAAAAACAATGGGCAGAGTATTTATTCTCTAATGGTTCAATGATTGGTTTAAATGAAACAATATTAAAACAATATATAGAATGGATTGGGTGTAAAAGAATGAGAGCAGTAGGATTAACATGTCCTTATACTGTTCCTCAGATGAATCCATTACCATGGACTGAAAAATGGATATCAGGTGGTAATGTCCAAGTTGCTCCACAAGAAACAGAGATAAGTTCTTATGTGGTTGGTGGTGTAAAACAAGATGTAGATGAAAAAACATTATCTGGGTTATCACTATAATGGAAGAAAAAATTTTACAGGTAGTTAATCTATCTCCATCAGAATCGTGGGTTGAAAAATTACATGATGTACATCCAATGAAGCAGATTGCAGTAGCATCTGTAATACAAGTATGCGTATTTGGATTTATGTTATTATCATTTTATTTAATAGGAAAATTTGTATGATAGAAATATACGGAAAGGATAATTGTCCATATTGCGATATGGCAAAAGCTTTATGCGAACAAAAGAAAATGGATTATGAATATAAACTATTAGGCTTTGATTTCACAAGGGAAGAGTTAATGGAAAAATTTCCAGGAGCAAGAACATTTCCACAAATCATAGTTGATGGTCAAAAAATTGGTGGATATACAGAACTAAAAGAATTAACTAGCATAGAGTTATGATTTTAGATTGCCAATATTGTTACTCTCGCATAGTAATCAAACCAGCAGATGATGAACCAGTTAAGGTAAACTTCTGTCCTCATTGTGGCGAACCCACAGATGATGATATGGACGAGTTGGATTTTAATGAATAATTGGATTTATCAAGGTATGCCATTTACGCCAGATGAACCTTTCACGTACGAAAAGTTTGGTTCGCATTGGTATGGATTTGTTTATTGTATTACCCATAGAGGAACAAATAAAAAGTATATTGGTAAAAAATTCTTTTGGTCAAAGAAAACACTTCCTGTAACTAAGAAAAGAAAACGCCGAAAAATTACTTATGTTGAATCTGATTGGAGAACATATTATGGTTCAAATAAGCATCTAATAGAAGAAGTCAAAGAGCATGGAGAGGACTTTTATCACAGAGAAATCTTACATATATGTAAAACCAAAGGTGAATGTGCATATATGGAAACAAAGGAACAATTTGAGAGAGAAGTGTTGTTAAGTGATGATTATTATAATGGAATTATTAATTGCAGAATAGGGTCAAATAGTGTAAAAAACATGTTTACAAAGTGATAAAAGTATGATATAATAGTACTATTATGGCGAAAATATTAAAGTTTCCAACTGGCGAGGAACTCAAACAAAAGGCAGAAGCAAAACAAGTTCAAGATGATTACGCTACAGTCAGAGATGCATCTGACCAATGTGTAGCATCTGCACAGTTTCTATTAGAAATTATGGAAGAGTTTATATTAACAGGAGAAGTATCTCGTGAATTTATGGACATGCAATTCCGTGATGAAACCTTCCAGGAATCAAGAGATATGTTCGTTGTAGTAAACATGCTCAACGCTATGTTTCATCGCTATTATGGTATACCACATTCACTTCATAGAGAATTTGATAGATTATATGTAGCGATTAAAGCGATGGATAAACAAAACACACAAGCAAGAAATGAATTGGACGATAAATACGAAATATTATTTACGCCAGATGATGGAGAAGATGATGATACTACTTGACTATAACCAAATTGCACTATCAAATATTATAGTGCAAAAACTAAATGATGAACAAATGATTCGTCATATGATACTTAACAGTATTCGTATGTATAATAAAAAATACAGAGATGAATATGGCCAAATGGTTATCTGTGCCGATGGTATGAATACATGGCGTAAAGAGTATTACCCACAATATAAAGCACATAGGAAAAAGCATAGAGATAATTCAGACCTTGATTGGACGGAAATATTCAGAATATTACATTTAGTTAGAGATGAAATTAAAGAAAATTTACCATATAAAGTAATACACATGGATGGCTGTGAGGCAGATGATATTATTGGTACACTTACTATGCAAACACAAGAATTTGGTATGCATGAACCAGTTATGATTATATCATCAGATAAAGATTTTATCCAATTACAGAAATTTAATAATGTAAAACAATTTAGTCCTATACAAAAGAAAACAGTAAAGGACGATAATCCAAGAACATATTTATGGAATCATATATTCAGAGGCGATAGTGGCGATGGTATACCAAATGTATTATCTGGTGATGATACCTTTGTTACTGAATCAAAACAAACACCTTTGAGACAAACAAAAATAGATGATTGGATTCATAATGCAGAGAGATTAAGAGATGTAATGCCAGAAGAGTATTATAGGAATTATCAGCGTAATAGGAAACTTATTGATTTGGCTGAAATCCCAGAAGAGGTACAACAGAGCATTATAAATACTTTTAATGGACAGAAACCTGCAATGAGAATGAAGGTTTTAAATTATCTCATTAAAAAGAGATGTACTAACTTGATTGAAGTCGTGGAGGAATTTTACAATGGCTAAAAAATTAATATCAGAGGTTTTAACAGAAGCTTCTAAAATAACTAAAAAGGCAGATAGAATCAACTATTTGCGCGCAAACAAAACACCAGCACTTTTGGATGTACTAAGAATTGCATTTGATGATGATGTGGTATCTGTATTACCATCAGGAGCTCCAACATTTAATAAAGATGATGCACCTGCTGGGCATGAATTTTTAAATTTACATAAGGGTCATAGAAGATTTAAATACTTCTTTAAAGGTCCGGTTGCAAATGATACACCAGCATTACGAAGAGAAGGAATGTTTTTATCCTTTATTGAATCCTTACATGGAGACGAAGCTGATTTGGTTATCGCTGCTAAGGATAAATCTTTAAAGTATAAAGGTATTACCAAAAAATTCATAAAGGATACCTTTCCAAATCTAATTGTAAAGTAATGGCTAAATTTGACCCAAAGGAAATAGAAAATTCAAATAGAATTTTTAAATCAGCAACACCTAAACAGGATTTATCCTGGTATGTAAAATGGATAGCATCGTTATTTATCTTAATAGGTATGTCAATAAGAGGCCTTGATGGATTTCAAGCCATAGACTTATCAGTATCAATTATAGGTGTTACTGGTTGGTTGATAGTGGGTTTATTATGGAAAGACCGTGCATTGATATTATTAAATGGTATAGGATTGGCATTATTATTAAGAAGTTTGGCACAAACACTTTACATTTGACCTTAGATGTGGTATAATATACCATATAAAGATAAGGATTATATTATGATACAAATACTAAGAGAAATAACAGACTGGGGCGACCAGCAAATATCCAATGGCGACTATTATGTCAACAGCTCTGGATACTTAATTGGTTATATGCCACAGGGAAAAGCTTACAAAGAGTTTAAAACACCAATAAAACAATTCTCCAAATCAAGGAGAAAGTTTAAACTAATTGGTGAATGGCCTGAGGAATTACCAGAAGGTGCAATTACTGTGCAAGGCAGTAAAGGTAATACATATACAATATATAATGATAAGTGTTCATGTCCTGGATTTAAATTCAGAGGCACATGTAAACACTTAACGATGGTGGCATAATGAATATATTCATACTAGATAATGACCCAGTATTGGCCGCACAATTACAATGTGATAAACATGTTGTTAAAATGATTGTTGAATCCGGCCAAATGCTTTCTACAGCACATCGTATGATTGATGGTACAGTCGAAAGAAGGCCATCTAAATCAGGTAAAACCACAGTTAATTACTACAAACTTAATGATGAACGAGAGGATATTATGTACAAGGCAGTGCATTTTAATCACCCATGTTCAATATGGACACGCGAAAGTTGCTGTAATTATTCATGGCATTACGAACATTTTATTGCTCTATGTGAAGAATATACATATCGTTATGGTAAAGTGCATTCAACAGAAACAAAACTGAGAGATGTTCTAAAACAAATACCAAAAAACATTAATAGAGTTGGTGGTAAAACACCATTTAAGTTGGCAATGCAATCAAATCCTGAATGTGTTGTACATACATTGGGTGGCGTAGATGCAGTTGCCACATATCAAAATTTTTACAAAACAAAACAAAAGAGATTTAATATGGATTGGACAAAAAGACAAATACCGGAGTGGTTTCATGCAGTATAAATTCCACGAACACAGATATACCTTTAAAGGTAATTTTGCATATGCAGCTGATTGTATCAGACATTCATTGGATATGATGGGGTATAGTGAATCAGAAACTGAAGAAGCAGACCTACATATTTACAATCATACTGCACGAGATTTGGAACCTGATATGCCAGAAAATTCCATTATCTTTAAACCAACAGCACCTACAAGTAAACACTTCCAAATATGTAAAGAGGGTTATGCAAATTCATCTGCAATTACATTCGATGACCCTTGTTGGTGGGCATTTAGTAAATATGATAATAGTGAATGGAATGAAATCCAAGATATGGTAGAGAGAAGAGCAAACAAATGGGATGATTCCATTATGCTGAAATGGCCAGATGCTAAAAATGTAAAAGATGACCATATATTAATTGTTGGTCAAATGCCTGAAGATGAAACAGTGATGGGATTTGGATTTGGTAACCATTGGGATAAAACATGTCAAATTGTAGAGAAGCTAAAAGATAGAGATAATTTGGTTATTAAATTACACCCAAGAATAAGAAAAGCAAGTCATAGGATACGTGATATAAATCAACAAATAGAAAAATGGGAAGATGCAGGACATCAAGTTTTTTCTGGCTATGAATCAATACATAGTGTATTACCTAAAACAAGAGTAGCAATCATAGAGAACTCTACTGCAGGTATCGAATGTATGATGCATGATGTTCCTATTATTTCACACGGATATCCTGATTATCATTGGATTACTAAAGACATGAGAATACTTACTAGGTTAAATGGATATATAGATAATCTATCCTGGTTTGATAAACGCCAAAGCAGAGAATTTTTATGTTGGTATGTATTTAGATATTTATGTTCTGATATACCAACTACAACAAAACGATTAGAGGGATTACTGAATGCCAACATATGAATTTAAAAATAAAGATACTGGAGAAGTGTTTGAAAAAATAATGTCCTATGAAAAAAAGGTAAAATTTTTAAAAGAAAATCCAAATGTTCAATCACATTATACAACATTAAATATTGATTACGATGGTGGTAGCTCAGTACTGTCAAAGGCCGGTTCTGGTTGGAAGGAAGTACAAGATAGAATTAAATCAGGAATGCCTCCAAAGGATAGGAGTTTAATTAAATCAAGATGAAATTTATACATGAACCAATTGACTTAGGTTATAACGACCTATCAGCTAAAACTACAAAAAAAGGTAGACAATATGTTGACCCAGATGGTAATACATATCCATCAATTACTACAGTCCTTTCCATATTATCAGAGGATAGTATTAGAGCCTGGAGAGCTCGTGTAGGAGAAGAAAAGGCAAACCAAATATCAAGAGTTGCTTCTACTCGTGGAACAACAGTACATAATATTATTGAAAAATATGTTGCAAATGACCCTGAATATATTAAAGGTGAAATGCCACATAATGTTCAAACATTTAAAGATGTACAAAAAGTTATTGACGAAGGTGTTACAAAGGTATATCAACAAGAGGCTCCGCTTTATTCAAAACACTTAGGTGTTGCAGGAAGAGTTGATTGTGTAGGGCAATGGAATGGAAAGGATTCTATTATAGACTGGAAAACATCTCGTAAATTTAAAAAGAAAGAATGGATATCTAGTTACTTTATGCAATGTGCAGCTTATGCAATTATGTGGGAAGAGAGAACTGGTATGCCAATAAAACAATTAGTTGTTTGTATTGCTGGTGACGAAGGAGCACAGGTCTTCGTAGAGGATAGAGATAATTGGACTGAAGAGTTAATAAATACCATCAACGAATACAAGAGGAGGAAATTTTTCCATGGCTAATTATAGAGAAAAATTAATTAAAGCATCGATGATGCATTTCGAGGCACATATTGAGAAACATAAGATTAATGTTGAAGTTCTTTTAGGTTCTCATGTTGGTGTTGCAGAACATCCGGATATTATGGAAACTATTGAAAAGGAATTGGCTTTTATTGCTGAATACCATGATAAATTAGAGATGTTAAAACTGTATTTTAAATAAATTAATATTATAAATAGTAGGTGTTTACAAAGCACATAAAATGTGTTATAATATACCTATGAAAAAATTTAACGAATACATAACAGAGCGTTCAGGCAAAGGTTTAACAATCTTTGATATTGACGATACTATGTTTGTATCAAAAGCTCGTGTATTGGTTAAAAATAAAACTACTGGTAAAACAAAACCATTAACTCCTCAACAGTTTAATGATTATAAATTAGGTAACCAAGAGGAATATGATTTTGGTGAATTTAAATCAGCCAAAATATTCTACCAAACAGCAACTCCAATCGCAAGAATGATTGCAAAAGCAAAGGCAATAATTAAAAATGCCACAGCAAAAGGTAGTAAAGTGATTATCGTTACTGCAAGAGCAGACATGGACGATAAAAAACTCTTTATTAAAACATTTGAATCACATGGAATACCAATGAAAAATGTTTATGTTGAGAGAGCTGGTAATGTTGGTGGGCCAAATAGTGCTGCAAATAAAACAGTAGTGTTTAAAAAGTATTTAGATACAGGTAAATATGCAAGGGTCAGATTGTTTGATGACCATAAAGAAAATTTAACTGCATTACTTGATTTAAAAAGGGAATATCCACAGATTGAAATGTTTGCATATTTAGCAGATAAAAATGGTGGTGTTAAAAGAATAAAATAGGATTATATTATGAATGAATTTTTAATTGAAACAAACAAACACATGGACGGTATCCAAAAGTTATATCAATTTCCAAATGGTTATGGTGCAAGTGTCATTAAACATAAAGGTTCTTATGGATACGATAAAGGTCTGTGGGAATTAGCTGTGTTAAACGAAGGTGAGTTATGTTATGATAGTGAGATTACAGGTGATGTGATTGGTTATCTTAACGACCCACAAGTTGATAATATATTAGGACAAATATCGAGGTTATAAGATGCCAATAAAATTAGGAAAATCACACACAACAATAGATAGAGCTACTAAAAAAGCTACTACAGTACATCCGTACATAAAAGTATTTAGTAAATCAGATTTAATTGAAAAATATAATGCAACAAACACAAAACCAAAAGACAAACAAAAGATTAAAAATGAATTGGTTAAGAGAGGCGGAGTAGTTTTTGAGTAAACAAGCAAAATATAGAGAACAAACATACGGTTTAAGCAATTATCGTTTAGGTTTACGAAAGAAGGAAAGGAATCGTAGACTGATAGGATTGGGAGTTGCCGTAGCATTTTTAATTATTGCAGGGTATTTATTTTTTAATAATGGGTAAAATAAGACAATGGTTTATTAATTGGTTGGATAAACGAATAGAAAAATCAATACAAAAACACGCAGATAAATTATTTTTTAAGGATAGTGATGAAAAATAAAAATGATATAACCGGTGATTTAATTAAATCAAAAACCGGTGGCCAAAAAGCTTATGCTGATGGTTGGGAAGCTATCTTTGGTAAATCAAAGACAAGAAAAAAAACTCCAGAACATGGCAAAACGCAAATTCATAAGGATAAGACTAAAGAGGTACCTAGACATTATAAATATAATAATATAGAGGAACAACTATGAGTATAGATATAGACCAATTTGATTTTGGATTTACTGCTGTAGATGAAAACGAATTAGAAGCAGTACAAAAATTATCATCAGAAGCTTCATCTGTTGCAGCATCGGCTGAACAAAACGAAGAGAAGCTTAATAAATTGTATAATGCAATTTTACCTTTATTATCAAATTTAAAAGCAAACCCAGAAAAGGATTATATTTACTGGCCAAATAGGACAGAAAAAGTAGAAGCCTTTGAAGATTTAATAGCAGGAATTATTAAGTAATGGCAATAGGAACAACTAATATATCAATGGCCAATAT